TCAAGAGTCCAAAAATCGCACCCGGCGTATGATCCGTATTGACCAACGTGTGGTCGCTGCGGATCCCTTGACTTCAGTAAATGAGTACAAGGATCTAGGCGTATATCTCGTAATCGATGAACCAGAATATGGGTTCTCCGACGCAGAGATAGACTATGTTGTCCAGGCTTTAGCAGCCTGGTTAACCACTGCCAATGTCACTAAGGTGTGCGGAAATGAGCACTAAGCTCACTACGCCGTTATATCAACCCTATGATCTTAGTAGGGCTCTGATGTATCTAACCCCAGTGCAAAGGGAGGTATTTATGAAACAGCTTATTTGGACAGCCGTGTTTCAGGTCATTGACCTGTTGCAAGTGCTGTTTAAAGAGTATGTGCTAGATAAGTCCGGCTTCGATACCGCGGCAGTTGACCGCGATAAAACTGCACTGAAAGGTGCAGCGAAGTCGAAAACTGTTTAGCACGTACGTGCTGCTCCAAGGGCGAGCCCAACAGGGCTTGCCCTTTACCCCCGTAGTGGTTATCGGTACGCGTTTGCCCCCGTTAATATCAGAAAGCGGGGGAGGCTCACAGCTGTAGCTAGATGGCTACCTCCTGATTCGGAGGAACCATGAAAAGCTACGAAAGTGACCTTCTAGAGTTGGCCGCATGCATTTATAGTGATGCAGTGGCCAAGTGCTCTGGCGTAACACTCAACGACCGCGATCTAAAAACAATGCGATCGCGGGTCAAACACGAGGGGCTATCTTTTCTAACGATAACCCTCCCTACTTTTGGTAAAGAGCTTGATATTTCGCTCTCCCTAGGTAGGATTGATCCAACCTTCTTCAGATCTTTCAAAAAGAAGGGGAAGGCCCCTGCATTTCTGCAGGGTTTCTTCGATCATGTGTTTGATGAGACAGGAAGGATTCTAGATGAACCAAGTGTTGAAGCTGTTGAGGGAATACGACAAATTGCGTATGCCTTCAAAAAGCTCAAAGTCGCTTGCTCGGCCCGAAGGGTCAGGCAGGCGATCACAAAGTTCAGCCAGTCTGAGCATGTCTTTCAGGAGCCCATTGTTCCAGTTGACCTTCAAGATTTTCTTAGGGTCAGCCGTTGTCTTTGGTCTGCTGTATTTGGTGGCAAAGATGTACTTGCCACTTGCAGACCTAAACACGGTCCTGGAGCAACTGCTGAAAAGCTTAGCGGAAACGCTAAATACTTGATGCAGAAATGGCACGATCGCCTGGAAAGTTCCTTTCCGGTTTTAGACTATGCGTTCGCAAACGCGGACGCACGGTTTTCGCCGGAATTCCAGGATGTTTCGATCGTTGCGGAGGCTGAAGAACAACCCGTAAGGGTCATTCCAGTCCCCAAAACACTGAAGACACCCAGGATAATTGCGATAGAGCCTGTATGTATGCAATATACACAGCAAGCTCTGT